GCGACGTACACCGCGGCGAAGCGGTCGAAGGTAGGCGACGGCCTGGGCTACGTGCTCGGCGACGGGATCGGCTGCTTGGACCTGGACCACTGCCTGGTGGACGGGAAGCCGAACGAGCTGGCCCGCGAGGTGCTGGCTCGCCTGCCGGGCGCGTACGTTGAGATCAGCCCGTCGGGCGATGGTCTGCACGTGTGGGGCACCGCCCCGGAGCAGCCCGGCCGGGTGCGCGACGGGGTCGAGGCGTACAGCGTCGGGCGGTACATCACGGTTACCGGGCGCGTTTTCCGGCCCGGCGGGCTGGTCGATCTGAGCGAGTTCTTCGGGTGACTCGCGTTCCCGAACCATGATCCATCGAACCTCAGGACGGCGCACCGTGGATGCAACTCAGCCCGAGGTAACCGGGTCGCGGCTTGACCGGCTGAAGGTGCTCCGGGCGTCCATCGAGGCGACGCTGGCCGACGGCGTTCCGGCGCGCGACTTCGCGGCGTTGTCGCGGGAGTACCGGGCTGTCCTCGCCGAGATTGACGAGTTGGCGCCGCCGGTGCGGAAGGGTGACGTCGTTGACGAGATCGCGCAGCGGCGCAACGCTCGCCGGCAGGCCGCCCCGGGTGCGTCACGCGCCAAGCGTTCGGGCTAACGCCTGGGAGGACGTGGCCGACCTGTCCGCGAGCCTGGGTGTGCCGCTGGATGAGTGGCAGGAGAACGTGCTCCAGGCGGCGATGGGTGAGCGGTCGGATGGCCGGTGGGCGGCGCGGATCGTCGGGGTGAGCACGCCGCGGCAGAACGGCAAGTCTCAGCTGATCGTGGCGCGGGCCCTGGCGGGGGTGCTGCTGTTCGATGAGAAGACGATCATCTGCTCGGCGCACCAGACGGACACGGCGCGGGAGGTGTTCCAGCGCCTGCTGGACATCATCGATGAGAACCCGTCGGTGTCGCGGCGGGTCGAGTCGGTGATGAAGGCGATCAACCGGGAGCACATCCGGTTCACGTCGGGCCAAACGATCAAGATCAAGGCCAGGTCGATCTCGGGTAGCCGTGGTTTCTCGGCGGACTGCCTGTTGCTGGATGAGGCGCAGATCCTGGGCCGGCCGGCGTGGTCGTCGATCCTGCCGACGATGTCCGCGCGGGAGAACCCGCAGGCGTGGCTGCTGGGTACGCCGCCGACGCCGCAGGATGACGGCGAGGTGTTCGCGCAGATCCGCGAGCAAGGGGTGAGCGGCTCCGGGTCGCGGATGGCGTATCTGGAGTGGTCGGCCGACGCCGATGACAACTTCGACGACCCGGCAACGTGGGCGAAGGCGAACCCGGCGTACGGGGTGCGCATCTCCCGTGAGGCGATCGAGGCCGAGCGGGCGGCGATGACGGATGACCAGTTCGCGATGGAGCGGCTGGGCATGTGGGCTGGCGCCGCGAACCGCGGCATCATCCCGGCGCCGAGCTGGAAGGCGCAGGCGGACGAACTGTCGATTGCGGGGGACCGGCACGCCCTGGGCGTAGAGTGCGGCCCGGATCTGGCGTGGGCGTCGGTCGCTCTGGCCGGTCAGCGGGCGGACGGCCGCTGGCATGTGGAGCTGGAGGACGACCAGCACACGCGGGGCCGTGGGGTGGCGTGGCTGGTGCCGCATCTTGAGGCGCTGGTGGCGGCGAATCCGCAGATCCGGTCGGTGGTGGTGGACGTGGCGGGGCCGATCGCGGCGCTGCTGGAGCAGCACGCGCCGGGCCGGTGGCGGTTCAAGAACACGCGCGTCGAGGTGACGCCGGTGCGGGTGGCCGAGCTGGGCGCCGGCTGCTCGCGGCTGCTGGACGGGATCGTGACGGGCTGGCTGCACCACATTGGCCAGCCGCAGCTGACCTCGGCGGCGCTCGCCGCGGGCAAGCGGGCGCTGGGTGACACGGGCATGTGGGTGTGGTCCCGCAAGACGGCGGAGTCGGACATCACGCCGATTCAGGCGGCGACGTTGGCGTTGGTCGGGGCGCAGATGACGCGGCCGCGGCGGCCGTTGCGGGCGGGTGCGGGTCGTGGTGGCGGTAGGCGGAGGGCGGTGGTCTTGTGACGGAGCGGATCACCCTGCCGGGCGTTAACGACGACGACAACCGCACCCTGAACCGGCTGCTGGAGCGGCTCGCCAAGAAGGCTGAGCGGAACCGGCTGCGGTCGGCCTACTACGACATGAAGCGGGTCACCAAGCTGGTCGGGTCGGTGATCCCGCCGCAGTATTGGAAGCTCGGCATCGTTCTGGGTTGGTCGGCGAAGGCGGTCGACATCCTGGCGCGCCGGTGCAATCTCGACGGGTTCGTGTGGCCTGACGGCACCCTGGATGACCTGGGCTGGCGTGAGGTGTGGGAGGGCAACAACCTGCGGTCGGAGGTGTCGCAGGGCGTCACCTCGTCGCTGATCCACGCGACGGCGTTCGCCATCAACACGGTGGGCGGGGAGGGTGAGCCTCCGGCGCTGATCCACTTCAAGGACGCGCGGAACGCGACCGGCGAGTGGAACGCCCGGACCCGCCGGCTGGACAACCTGCTCTCGGTGACTGGCCGCGATGACGACGGTCAGGTGACGGCGCTGGCGCTGTACCTCGACGGCCGGACCATCACGGCCGAGAAGGACTCATCTGGCTGGGACGTGACGGTCCAGAAGCACGACTGGGGGGTGCCGGCGGAGCCGCTGCCGTACCGGCCCCGGCTGGACAGGCCGTTCGGGTCCAGCCGGATCTGCCGCGAGGCGATGGCCCTGCAGGACCAGGCGACGCGGGCGCTGATCCGGCTGGAGGCGCACAGCGACATCTACGCCATCCCCGACCTGTGGATGCTCGGCGCCGACGAGACGATCTTCAAGAACCCTGACGGCTCGTTGAAGCAGTCGTGGCAGGTCGTCATGGGCCGCATCAAGGGCATCCCCGACCGTGAGGGTGACGACGAGCGCGGCGACAGCCTTGACCGGGCGGATGTGAAGCAGTTCCCGGCCAGCTCGCCGGAGCCGCACCTGGCGGCGTTGAACGCGTACGCGAAGATGTTCGCCCGCGCCACGTCGCTGCCTGACACGGCGGTGGCGATCACCGACCTGGCGAACCCCACCTCGGCGGAGGCGTACGACGCGTCGCAGCATGAGCTGATCGCGGAGGCGGAGGGCGCTACCGACGACTGGACGCCGTACCTGCGCCGCACGGCGATCAGGGCGTTGGCGATGGCCAACGGGATCAAGGCCGCCGACATCCCGCCGGAGTGGGCGACGATCCAGCCGCGCTGGCGTGACCCCCGATTCTTGAGCAGGGCGGCGCAGGCCGATGCCGGTGCCAAGCAGCTGGCGACGGTGCCGTGGCTGGCCGACACCGAGGTCGGCCTGGAGCTGCTCGGCCTCGACCGGCAGCAGATCGACCGGGCCCTCGCCGATCGGCGGCGGGCGCAGGCGCGGCAGCGGACGACGATGCTGGCCGCCGCGGCGGCTGCGGCGCGTCAGGACCCGGTGGTGGCGGCGCTGGAGGCGCGTGGTGGCGACGGCGGCTGATGTCGCCGCGATCCGGGCGACGCAGCGTGATCTGGTGGCGCTGGCACTGGCCGAGCTCGTCCAGTGGTGGCAGGAGTTCACCGCCTCGCTGGCCGGCGACGTGCCGGTACCGCAGATTGAGGCGTTCACCGCCGAGCTGGTCGGCTTGTACGGGGACGCGGCGGCGGTCGCCGCGGCGGACTGGTATGACGAGCTGCGGGAGGCGGCCGGCGCTCCCGGCCGGTTCCGGGCGGTGATGGCCGCCGCGTCTCCGCCGGAGCAGGCGGCGGCGGTGGCCCGCTGGGCGGCTGATCCGCTGTTCGCCGCCGAGCCGGACCAGGATGCGGCGCTGCGGCATCTGGCTGACGGGGTGCAGCGGCTGGTGTTGCAGCCGGCGCGGGAGACGATCGCGGACAGCGTCGACCGAGACCCGGCCGATGCCCGGTGGGCGCGGGTGCCCAGCGGGGCGACGACGTGCGCGTTCTGCCGGCTCCTGGCCAGCCGCGGTGCGGTGTACCACTCGGAGGAGACGGCCGGCGGCCTGGCCAACAGCTACCACTCCAAGTGCGACTGCGTGCCGACGCCGATCTGGCCGGGCGAGAGCGAGCCGTACGACGTGGACGCGCTGTTGGAGGAGTACAGCAACGCCCGGGCGCAGGCTGGCGGCGACCCGAAGGCGATCCTCGCCCAGATGCGTAAGGACCTGGGCGTCAAGTGAGCTTCCCGCCAGTCACTCGCCTTCTTCGCGTAAGCGATGTGGCGCGTAGAGCCGAACGCTGACGCGCAACGTTAGCCGACCCAGACACTTCCCCTTCGCAGAGATGGGGCTACGCCATACGCCCGGCGGTCAACAGGGCGGACATGTGAGGAACGAGATGACGGAGCAGCAGGGCGGGCAGAACGGCGGACAGCAGCAGGACGGGGCCACGCCACCCGAGCCGAAGCCCTTCACCCCGATCACGTCCCAGGACGAGCTGAACCGGATCATCGGGGAGCGTGTGAAGCGGGCCAAGCCCGCGGACTACGACGACCTGAAGGCGAAGGCAGCCCGCCTCGACGAGATCCAGCAGGCGAACAAGACCGAGGCTGAGAAGGCGGCGGAACGGCTGGCGAAGGCCGAGCAGGCCGCCAAGGAGGCCGAGGCGCGGGCACTGCGTCGCGAGGTCGCCCTGGAGCACAAGCTCTCGAAGGATGACGCGGCGCTGCTTGACGCGATCACCGACGAGGACGCGATGCGCGCCCTGGCCGCGCGGCTCGCCGCCGGCGCCGAGAAGAAGAGCAACTACGTGCCCCGTGAAGGGGCGAACACGAAGACCGCCGCGAGCGACGACGCATCCTTTGCGCGCGAGCTGCTCGGCGGCTGAATCTGACAGGAGCGGGAAATGGCCTCACTGGCTACCTCGAGCTTCAGCCTTCCGAAGCATCTCGCCTCGGGCATCTGGAGCAAGGCGACGACCGGGTCCACGGTGGTGGCGCTCAGCGGCGCCGAGCCGATGCTGTTTGGCGAGACGCAGCTGATGACGTTCACGCAGCAGCCCAAGGCGCAGTACGTGGCCGAGGGCGCGGCGAAGTCGGGCAGCGACGTGGCGTTCGGCACGAAGACCGTGGTGCCGCGCAAGGTCCAGGTGACCCTGCGTTTCAACGAGGAGGTCCAGTGGGCCGACGAGGACTACCAGCTGGGTGTCCTGGCCACGCTGGCGGACTCCACCGCGGGGGCACTCGCCCGTGCCCTGGACCTGGGCATCTACCACGCGATCAACCCGCTGGACGGCAAGGCGCTGTCCGGGTCGCCAGCGAAGGTGCTTGACACCACGAACAACGTGGAGCTGACCGCCGCGACGCTTGAGACGCCGGATCTGGTGCTGGAGCAGGCGGCCGGTCTGGTCATCTCGGACGGGTTCACGCCGAACGCGATCGCGCTGGACCCGTCCTACGCGTGGACGATCGCCACCGCCCGCTACGAGGACGGCCGCAAGAAGTTCCCCGACCTGGGGCTGGGTATCAACGTCACGAACTTCGAGGGGTTGCGCGCGTCGGTGTCGTCGACTGTGTCGGCGCCGGAGGCGACGGTCACGGGCGGGGCGTACGAGTCGTCGAACCCGAACGTGAAGGCGATCGTCGGTGACTTCGCGCAGATTCGGTGGGGTGTGCAGCGGCGCATCGGGGTGGAGCGGATCCTGTACGGCAACCCGGATGGGATCGGCGACCTGAAGGCGAACAACCAGATCGCGCTGCGCGCCGAGGTTGTCTACGGCTGGGCGATCATGGACACGGACGCCTTCGCGGTCGTCAAGGACGCGGTGGCGAACGTCTGATGGGTCGCTTCATTCATGGTCGGACGGGCATCGTCGTGAGCGTGGCCGACCACAAGGACGGCCGGTTCGCCGCCCCGTGGCGGGCGTACGACGGCTCGGGCGCCGTCGGCTACTCGTCGATGAAGGTGGCTGAGCTGAGGGCGGAGATCGAGCGGCGTAACGCCGGCCGCGACGAGGCGGACCTGCTGCCTGTCGAGGGCAGGAAGGCGGACCTGGTCGCGGTGCTGGAGGCCGACGACGCCGCCCAGGCCGAGCAGTAGCGGAAGGGGGTGAACCGTGGCCCGCCTGATCGGTCCTGACGAGGCCAGCCGCGAGGTGAAGACCATCGTCGGGCGGACGTTCAGGTCGAAGGCTGGCCGTCCGGCGCAGTTGTGGGCGGATGAGGCGGCTACGGTTCCGGCGGATGTGCTGAACCTGGATGGTTCAGCGATTCCGAACAGCACGGTCACGGTCGACGCCAATTCGATGCTGCCGCTGGTGCAGTTCCCCGCGGGTGTCGACACCATCTACGCGCAGGTCGATGGTGGTCCGGTGTGGCCGGTGTACGCCCGCACCGACGACCGGCTGGATGCGCTGACCGTGAACCCGTTCGCGGGCCGGAAGTGGACGGCGCTGGGCACGTCGATCACGTCGATGGGCCTGTACACGGCCCCTCTTGCCGCGGCTCTGGGCCTGGAGTTGACCAACCTGGGCGTCTCCGGCGGCACCATCTCCCGCGGCATCACGAACGATGTCAACTTCTTCGGCAACGGTGCCATCTTCGACCGGCTCTACCAGGTGCCGGCTGACGCGGAGCTCGTGACGTTGGAGGCCGGCGTCAACGACTTCCGGTCGTCGGTGCGGCTCGGATCGTTCGGGGACACCGACGAGTCGACGTTCTACGGGGCGCTGTGGGCGGCGCTCGCGTTTCTGCGCACCTACCGGCCCAACGCGCTCGTGGTGTGCCTGACCCCGTATGGCTTCACCGAGGACACCTTCGCCGGCACGTGGGGCACCCCGAACGGCTGGGGCCGCTACCTGCGCGAGTACCAGCGCGCGATCCACGAGGTAGCCGCCGTCTTCTCCGTGCCGGTGATCCCGGTCGGCGAGGAGTCCGGCATCGGCGTGCGCACCGCCGCGGCGTGGATGTCGGATGGCCTGCATCTCAACGCGGCCGGCGGGCAGGTTTACGCCGACTTTGTCGCGCCGCGGTTGAAGCGGGCGTTCACCGCCTGGCCGCCGTTGGCGAACACGCCGGAGATCCCGGCCGCGCCGACCTGGTCGGCCACCAACCTGGTCGCCAACGGCGACTTCGAGTCCAACGTCGCGAGCTGGTCGTTCCAGAACGGCGCGTCCTTCGTCCAGAGTGGCGCCGGCGAGCCGTTCGTCACCGGCACTCGGTCGGCGCGGTTCACCACCGCCGAGGCCACCAGCTTGCCGCCGATGGCCTACACGTGGGCGATCACCACGGGGATCGCCGTGGGCGGCACCTACCGGGCGCGCGTGTTCTGCCGGATGCCCACCGCGTCGATGCCCAGCAGCGGCCCTCCGGCCGTCACCTGCCGGCTCAACTTCATGGACGGCGCGAACGCCACGACGCTCGCGGTCGACACGGTGCGCCGGCTGCTCGAAAACGAGTGGGTGGAGTTCCAGATGGTCGGGACCGCGCCGGAGGGCACGACGCAGGCCAACATCCAGGTGCGCTACCCCACGGTCACCCCGGCGGGCTTCTTCTTCTATGTCGACGGGGTGTCGCTGGTGGCGCGCACGAACTGATCGGAGGGTTTCCGTGCCGATCCCGGCGGGTGTCGACCCATTCGTTGCCGGGCAGATCATTCAGGTGTCTGACCTGCCCGAGAGCATGCAGTCGGCGGAGCTGATCGAGGTGATGGTCGCCGGCGCGAACGCGAAGGCGTCGCGCGTGGCCCCTTGCCTCGCGTCGGCGGATCCGGCGCCCACGGAGGGTCAGATCGCTGAGGCGAAGCTGATCCTGATCGGCGCGGTGAAGCGGTGGGTTGAGGCCGGGGCGGGCGCGTTCACGCAGCAGACCGCCGGCCCGTACTCGGTGACGACGGACACCCGGCAGCGGTCGGGGTTCAATTTGTGGCCCAGCGAGATCGAGGCGCTGCAGGCGTTGTGTCGGGACTCGACGCCGGCGGGTGCGTTCTCGGTGGACACGGCCCCGGGCTGCGCGGCCGCCCATTCGCCGCTGTGTGCGCTGATGTTCGGGGCGGCGTACTGCTCGTGCGG